GCTCAACGCCTTGCACGCATTGAAACCCGCGATACCAAGCTCGCAAATAGCAGCCTCTGCACCGCCTGCGATCATGACGTCAGCGTCACCATGCTGGATCAGGCGGGAAGCATCACCAATTGCATGGGCGCCAGTCGAACAGGCAGTCACAACAGCATGGTTCGGGCCACGGAACCCATATTTGATCGACACCTGACCAGAAATCAGATTGATCAATGCCCCGGGGACAAAGAACGGGGAAACCCGGCGCGGGCCCCTCTCAGCCATCATAACGGCAGTATTTGCAATTGAGTTAAGGCCACCAATGCCGGATCCCAGCAAAACACCGGTACGCTCCAACGCTTCGCGATCATCAGGGGTCCAATCGGCATCCTTGATCGCTTGCTCGGCAGCAGCCAAACCAAACAGGATGAAGGTATCGACCTTCCGTTGTTCTTTTGGCTCCAGATAGTCGTCCGCATTGAACGTACCATCAGAGCCATCGCCCAACGGAACCTCGCAGGCATATTGGGTGGTCACACGTTCAGGATCAAACGTCTGGATACGGCCAGCGCCGGACTGGCCATCAAGAATCCGTGCCCAGGTGTTCTCCACACCATTTGCAAGTGGGGTTACCAGACCCAAGCCTGTTACAACAACGCGACGCATATCCTGCCCTCACCTTTGGCGTATTTCCGACCACTGATACCCCACTCCGGACCAGAGGGG